TGTGTAAGAGGAAATAAATTACACTCACTTATTGAGAGTTATTTAAATAACGAACAAGTATCAAATAAAAACGAAAGTCCAGAAGAAGAATTATTCACCTTAATGAAGGGGAATATAGATAAAATAAACAACATCCGGGCATTAGAATGCCCCCTTTATAGTAAAATTTTAGGACTAGCCGGAAGAGTAGATTGTATTGCAGAGTACAATAAAGAATTGTGCGTAATTGACTTCAAGGGATCTACTAAAAATAAGACAAAAGAGAATATAGAAAATTACTTTCTACAAGCTACAGCGTATGCCTTAATGTGGCAAGAACGAACAGGCGAAGCATGTAAAAAAATATGTGTGATTATAGGGACGGAAGCCGGTATGTCGCAAGTTTTTCTAGAAAATACCATAGATTATGTTAAACGATTAAAAGAGACCATAACCCTTTATAGGAAATATCATGAAAATACTAAGAAAATCTGAAGTAAATATACCCAATAGTAGAACTTGGGTTGCTTGTAATGATGACTCCAAATCAAAATATTATAAAGGTGCATTTTTAGAAAAATATGGGGGAGAATTCATTAAAAGTGGAAGATATGTCAAATGGCAAAAAATACAACCACCAGCCGAGATATATGTTCCTAGAAGATTGCTTGCAATCGTGGATCCCACAGGAAAGGTGATAGGAATTGATCATATGACTAATTATTGTATAGAACACAAATTATCAAAATCTGCTTTATATGAGGTATTAAGAGGAACTCGTAAACAATATAAAGGGTATACCGCTATTCCTGATCCAAATGCTATTATACCAGAGCCACTACCACCAATATTTCGATCAAATAGCCCTCGCCCTGACACCGTGATGATATCTCCGGCCTCTATAAATGTCGATCCAGATATAGTGACTTGACACACTGGTAGACTATTTATTATTATAAATATTCCTGAATGAATGAAGGACTATCCAATAGAGCTTTATATCACGCAAAATCTGGAAGTTTTGCTGGTTTTTACGTGTCAGTTCCTGTATCATTACTAGACGAAAATCTTCGAAAACTGTTCGATAATGTTCGTTCGACCATGAAAACGGTCGAGGAAGAGTCCGAAGGTTGGTTTAGTTTAGAAGAATATGTTAATTATGTTGAAAATATAGAAAATATACCACAATATATCAGTGAAGATATTTCGATTGCGACACGGATGAAATTAAGAAGAGCTGCTAAGCGAACTTCTATTAGAAGAGCACGAAAAAGATATATCAAACGAGGAATTAGAAAAAATACAAAAGCACTCGCAAAAAGAGCTTATACACAAATCAAAACACTATTAAGAAAAAGACTTACGGGAGGTAGGTCTTGGTCTTCTTTGCCCTTGGCTTCTAGAGTTAGAATAGATAATGCCATTAACAAAAGAAGACCAATTTTAAAAAGACTGGTCAAAAATAGAATTACTAAAATGCCTAGTCAAGAAACTAAAAGATTACAAAGAGTTCGATTGAATAATTCGTTTGAACCAACTAATTTGAATTTGTTTTTAGAAGCAAGAAGTGCAAAACTAGAAAAAGAAGCCAACAAAGACTCTCATGCAAGAGGCAGAGAATCTGTTAAAAATGATCCGTCTAAATTTTTAAGTAAAGTTATGGTAGTAAAAAAGCAGGTTAACAATAAACCTGTAGAAATGTTGATTGATAAGGCATCATTTAAATCCCATATTCATAGTCGAGTAGCAGGAGACGGTAAGGTTACTATGAAAACAGCTAAGGATATCACTTCGAAGGATTTTTTCAGACAAACAAAAACATCTATGCATCTTTTTGGAGAATTAGATAACACTAAAAAAGAGAGAAAAACAAATATGAGTACCCCAATTAAAACATCAAACGAAACACCAGAAGAATTATTAAAGAAACAACAAGAGCAAGAAAATAAGAACAAACAAGCACAGTTGTCTGGTAGTTCCACAGATTATGATGCTACTGATATAGAAAAATCTATTACTACAATATTCCAATTGAAAGCTAGTGATCCTGCTGGATATCAAGGATTTTTGAGTCAATTATCTAGTGCTCAACAAGACTATAAGTCCCAAAAATTTGAGGCGGAAAGATTTGATGATCAAAAAGACGCTAGAACAAATGTGGTAAAATATCTAAAACAAAATGGAATATCTCCAGAATTCATTGAAAAAATATTATCACAAGAAGCTTTAATAACTACAGCAGATAGAGTTATTAATGGAGTTCAAGTCGATTCAGAAGGAAACGAGACTGATTACCCATTTGGTAAATTAAGTGAACATGTATTTTTGAATATTGGTAGATCATCTTATAGCACTTCTCCTGATTACTTAGGAACCAATACATCCCCAAGATCTGATATATTGGCGATTAGCCGAGAAACACTAATAAAGGTATATGGGGACCAAATCAAAACAGAGAAAGACTTTATAACATATGCTCAGGAATATGTTACAAATCAATCTATTGTTGATGGAAGCACAACATACTTAAATTCAACAGGAAAATCAATAAAGGTATCGAAGAAGGATGTAACAGATGCAATAGAATATATGAAAAAGGGGAATGTGTCTGCTTCAGAAGGAATAATTCCCATTTCCATGAAAATGGGAGCAGCTAGATATCTTTCTGGTACAATCGATGCTGATGCTCAGAGTTTGTTGCTCTATTGTGCGGATGCTATGGAAGATTCTTCTGTCACAGAAACGATCAGTGGAATTATGAAAGAAATTACATCAGATCTTTCTTTGAAGAAAATAAAAATCAGAGGAAAATTTGAAGATAATCTTAAGTATGATAATGCCTTGGCAAAATCAGTTAAAAAGGCACAAGATACCATAAACAATATTATGTTGCCTAAGATACTAAAAATAACAGGAATGAAAGAACGCCTAATAGAATCAGCATTGTCTGGGTCTTATAAATTTTCTCATGATTCTTTAGCTAGAGCAAGTTATGTATTAACTGCAAAGGAAGATGGTTCGTCTCCTACATTATCTGAAATAAATTTGGAGTATGTCAAAAACATAGCAAATGATGTTGAGTTTTATTTTGGAAGCAAATCGTCTTCTCTTCGTACTGCTCAAGAGAACATTTTTCGAGAAAATTATAACAAAGAACTAAATCGGTTGTATGTAGAAAAAATTCTAGATCCAGAAACTCTAAGTAAAGATGATTTAGATAAGGCGAAGGTCAAAATCGAAAATGAGTTTCTAAAAGAAACAATAGAATTAGAAAAGAAAATAGACGACGAAAAAGAGCGTACTACATTAACTCCAGAGGAAGAACAATCAGCATCAAAAAGTGTTAAACCAAAAACTAGTAAGGGGTTTTCCTTCTCTGGACTTAGTAAATACCAAGAGAAAAAACTAGAGAGTATACGTCAGGATCTAATAGATCAAAAAGCAAGACAACAAGTATTTTCTAGCAATATAACCGAAAGACAGAAAGCTTTACTAAAGGGTAACATACGACCAGTACTCCGAAGTGTTTGGCAAATTCTAAATATCGAATCCAAATCGGTTTCTCTTGGGGAAAATACAAATAAATTTACTCATAATTTGTTGTTAAAATCTCTTTTAGAGAACAATTACATAGAAAACGACAAAATATCACTTAAAGATAATTTATCAGATATAGCTAAAAAAGAAATAGACCAAATCAGGTGTGATACTTACAATCTGTCGTTGGAATATGCTGGTGCTGATCTAGAAAAATTAATGACCCTATATGACACCTCTATTAATCGATTATCGCCAAGTAAGATAGATTTAACAGAATATGCGACTGTTCCTTTTACTGGAAAATACAATGCTATCACGATTAATAGTAAAGTTCATAATGTCCCAATTTCTATGAGTGAATACTATATAAATATCGGACAAACATTCCTCGCAGAAGCTAAGAAAAGAAACTATAGAAAAGAATATGATAATTATCAGGGAACAAAAGAACAAATAGCAAATAGGACAAAGAGAGTACTTGCCAGAAGAATATTAGCAAAGATGGGCAGAGTACGCAAAGGAGACAAAAAAGATGTCGATCACAAAGACGGAAATCCACAAAATAATTCACAAGCAAATCTAAAAGTAATGGATAGAAGTGCTAATCGAGCTAAGCATTAAGGAGTTTAAATGCAATCTGAAGTTGATTTAATAAACGGCATACAATGGAACCAGTGGTTAGAGTTTGGTATGGCTTTGTCGTTGATTGGTATTGGTTATTTTGTAGGATTAGTAAAAAAGCAATTTGTCAACAAAAAGAAGGCACTAACTGTTTCTTGGTCTTGTCATAGTCAAATACACGAACTGTTGACAGAATTGAGAGTAAATACCGATGCGTCTAGAGCGCAAATAATCCAGTTCCATAATGGGGAATATTTCATGGATGGTATATCCATGAAGAAGATGTCTCTTACCCACGAATCTTTAGCAAAAGGCATATCCCAAGAAGCGGACAAAATGACCAATATACTTATATCCTTGTTTACTCCTTTGATGGTAAAGGTATTAGAAGATAAACCTGTTATTTACAGAACAGTAGACGATGAACATGGAATATGCAGAAATATCATGCAAACCAACAATACTGTTGCATATGCAGTTTTACCACTAAAACACAGAAATTCAGTAAGTGGTTATGTTATTCTCAACTGGTGCAACGATTATAAGTCAAAACGACTAAATGCAGAGGAAATTGGAAAATTTTTAGAGGATTCTAGAGATTACACAGAAGTATATTTAAAGGATATTCTACATAAAGAGAACTCCTAGATATTATAAATAGATAAAGGGACTACTATGAACGACAATCAACTTAACTTTTTTAAAGAAAATATCATAAGAAAATACTGCACTCGACTAGACGAAGAGATTGTGAATCCCGAAAATAAGGGTACTATGAAGAGGAAGGACGAATTAAAAAGAGATAAAATAGCTGCTAAAACCAAACCTAAACCCATAAAAGGGGATACGGACGATGAATCAAGACATAGAATAGCGACATTTATTTATATTCGTAATAGGAAGGCAGGAAGGGACAGAAAAAACACACAGGCTCGAGCTAAACGTAAGATAAACAAGGAAAACAAAAAGAAGGACTAATGAAAAAATTCAAAACAATAATATCAAGTTTACAAGAAACTGCACAATCCTTTGGTGGATCAGTATTTAACGGTTTCAGTGACCCAGCACCACGTTCAGCATTCAGTGAAAAGGGGATTCATTATGCATATGATAACCCCGAACAATTACACCGATTGAACGCTTTTATCTACTCCTTTTTAGGTGGTTCTTATATAGATCCACGAGAACCACTAAAAGAACTAGCTGGGAGAATTGCTCAACTCGGTCTTTCTATGAGATTTGACAATAATGTTAGGTTAATACCAGGGCACAACGTTATACCAGTCGGGGTATTTGGAGACAAATTTGGTGTGACTCCTACTACTGATCTGACAAAAGAACCGTTCGATACTGGTGCTGATTATCCTGATATGTTTCTCCATTTTGAGTTAGCTCAAACTGATAGAGGATATGTTTTTAATCAAGTTCAAATATCATCAGAGGGATGCACGGATTGCCCTGGTGAGGTAGGTCAAGAAGAGGACAATACTATATCCTCGGATACTTCTTTGAATGACATAACTAATAAATCACAAGACACTGAAGCTTATAATATTCAGAACTCTAGAGTTCCTGATCATTTAGTTGCACGTCAAGCTTTTGGTCAAAATTTACTAGATTCGATGAAAGAAGATTTAGATTTATTGGACGAAGAGGCCTTTTTAATAGAAAAAAGAGAAATTAAAGATTCAGCTAGAGTAGTAGAATTATTCTTATCTAAAAGTTCTGATGCTTCTAAAACCATACTTGGACCAATTTATGCATCTTTACAAAGTATGAAAAAACGAAATAAATATACTTCTGAATCAGCTTTAAGTAGATTTTCTTTTGCTGTCAATGGTGCTCTAAGAAGTTTAAAAAAGATTGGTAAAAATGTGGTCTTAACAGATTTGGAAAGAACCAGAGTTACTAAACGATTATTACACAATTTCGAAAAACACGTTAAGACTATAGAAGATTGATATATTCATGTATCCAAAACTGAATGAGAACAATTTTTTAATATATCTAATTAAAAATTCCTCATTCATAGAAATACAAGATTTATATGAAGATCTGACCCGAATAAAGTATATAAAACGATTGTTGATACGATATCAGAAGACGGGGGACCTAAAAGAACGATTGTTATTAAATCATATTATCATACTACAAAATATATTTGGTGCGGAAGTATGTGTTAGGATTTTGTTTTATAAGATACCAAAAGAATTACATTGTATGTTAAAGTCGTTTTTGGATTATTTAGAATATATTCCAGAAAGTATTCCAGAAACTAAAATAGATGAAATACCAAAAGATCACAGAATAGACAAAATATTGAATAGCCTCCATGAGTAAACCATATCTTAAAACTTCAAATACCAATTCATTACGAAGACTTGTATCTGCTTTTACTATGTGGAGATATGTAAAGGCTATAACCAAAGAATTTATCGATACTGATGCATTTAAATTAGGAATAATCGACAAAGATGGTAAATATCTAAAAGATCCCAATAACTTATCAAACAAAGAAAACAAGGCACTAACCCCCTTTGATGTTATGATTTTTGATTTAAAGAAGTTATTTTCAAAAATTCCTAATCCCAGTATTCGGGTCAAATTAAAGTATATTCCAACAGCGATACCATTGCTCGCAGAAGAAGCGGCAAAATATGGTGCTGATGAAGCAGAAATATGCGAGGGCCTTTTGTTATATCTACACGAAAAAGGTTTTGATATAGATATATTAGAGGAAGATCCGAATGAAGACATTTTTTAAATTGTTACTAGAACTTGCAAAAAAGAACACATCTGATGTAATATCAGAAGAGGGTGGTTTATCGGCAGGAGCAATGACTACCAGTACTGGAATCGCAGGACTTGGAGATGATGCTAGAGAAGGTAATGTGGTTGTAAGGAAAAAACCAAAGAATATCTTACGCAGAAAGAAGAGAATCTTATGATACCAATGGAACTTTTAACTTTAGTTGGCGGAAGTGTCGCTGGATTTATTTTTCGTCATATGGCAGAGAATCGAAAGAATACACAAGAGAATTTTCAACGCGCAATGGATTCTCATAAACAAACAGAAGCTTCTCGTAATGCAGCAGTCCAACGAGTTCCTATAGATGCGGGAAGAGGGGTTCGACAAACAATCGTTCTTGTTATTTTGTTTGGTACTATTCTGGCGCCTTTCATCCTACCGTTTTTCGGGATTCCAACTGTAGTGGAAGTCGAACATACCTCTCCAGAATGGTTGTTCGGGTTAATCCCATCGAACACCACTACATTATTTCAGACCGTAAACGGATACTTGTTCACCACAGAAAACAGACAGATTTTAGTATCAATCGTAGGGTTCTATTTTGGTAGTGCAGCAGCTTCAAATAAGTCATAGGAGAAACATGGGAACTATAAAAAAAGTATTAAATTTCATTTGGTCAAAGATTAAGTTTGTCGGGAAGTTGTTTTATAAGTATTTCTGGGCTGCAGAAGACGAACCAGGGACACCCAAGAGTTGTTGTTCTTTGTCGAAAGATCAAGCAAAAGAAGAAATATTAAAAACACTAACTAAAATCCGTTTACGGCGTAAAAAATCAAAGACTGTTAAAAAGTACAAGAGAAAATAATATGAAAAAAGTATTTATTATGTTGACATTGTTGTTGGTTGGGTGTTCACCTCAGTTTCAGATGTCTGGATTCACCAAACAAGTCCCAGATGTTCTTACTAACGACACAAAGGTTGTTGTTTCCTCTGAATTACATGGTGTTATTAATAAAGGCACTGTTTTACAAATTTCAGAGCAAGATAAAGTAGAAGTAACCTTAAAGGAAAATACTACGGCAAAACTAGAGGGGAAAGTGGTAGATCTTCCAAAGAACACCAAAGTCTTTGTAGATCCTGGTTCGTTACTTGTGGTAAATCAATCTACTAACATTCAACTAACAGAAGGTGCCGAAGTTATTCTTCAAAAAGGAACAACGATTACTATTTCTAAGATTAATTGGTATGCTATACTGTTCTATGCGGTAATAGCAGTAGGAGCTTTTTGGTATTTTGTAAAATTGCGTCGAAAGAACGAAGACAAAGATAATGACGGATATGTTGATGAAGTCGCATCAAAACCACAGCTGTTGAATGAAGATACTAAACCGCCTCTTTGATTTTGTTGTACAGATACTTGCATATGTAAAAAGCATCGACAATATCCGACACAGGGTTTGATATCTTTGATTTATCTGGACTTATTACATCCATAAGAGGAATAGAAGTTTCTTTGGTGAATGCTTCATACATCGATAACTTATCAGAGTTCCCCTTCCCGCTCGCAAATTTTTTAACTCTAGTGGGTGGTATAACTTCTACTGGTATTTGACTTTGCCACAGTTTGTATTTGAGAATACCAGTATTTTCTGCTATATTAAACACCCTACCTTGAGCACTATATGCATATCCTTCTAGTGCCACTTGATCTATTCCTGCAACTATGCCCATGACCCAATCAGAAATGCTATCATATCTTTCTGATTCTTCGTTGTATTCCTTGAAGTTTTCTCCATGAATATTGTGCAAGAAGGTCTTGGAATATTTCTTGATATCTGATAAGAAGTAAAAATTACAGTTCTGAAATTCAAAAGAATAACTAGTATCCATAACACAAATTGCGGGGCCGTTTAAACTGTAATCGATGCCTGCTATTATCATTCTACAGTATTTATAGATTTCACAACACTACCAATCCAATCTCTATAACGATCCACTCGAATGCAAGAATTTTCAATGATTACTGGACCCTTATCTGATGAGTAAACAGAGAAACTTCGCATGATTCCAGTCAAATAAATTTCATACCTATAAATGGTAAATACCCCACCACCAGAATCTCCAAACCATATACTTCCATCTACTGGGAGTATCTTGAACTCGTTGGTTTCCTGTATTAAAATACCATAGAATCTAAATTTTCCTAATTGACTCTGTTTCTTCCAAGAACCACCATAACCACATACATCTAGATCTTGAAATTTATGTATAGTTAAAAGATCTGGGTGAAGTTTGTATATTGTTATATTAGTAATAGGTGTTACTAATTCAACTATACCAATATCGTTTAACACAAACCCCATTATAGAATAATATGGATGATGTATAAGTTTCTTGACAGGATGAGATCTACCATCAAAAGTTCTAACTTCTACTATATCCTTAGAATCTATACAATGTCCGGCAGTAAGAATAAAACTGGGATCTATTAAAACACCACTCCCAACAAAAGAAGTAATGTTATGCAAAGCAACAACACACGGATACCTGTCGTTTTCTATTGTGGTATTGTCAAAACCACGACGAGTTGTTTGTATTGGTGCATCTTGGTGTTTTGATGTTTCTACCAAAGTAGAACAACAGACCAAAAGAAGCAAAAGCAGAATAGAACAATATTTAAGGACTCTGAACATATGAGTGCCCTTGAATATCTATAATAAATTATATTTTAAACTAACAAAAATATCAATTTAATAATACGATACTATTACCAGTTCCTGTTATTTCACTTATGCTACTATATCGTATAGGGTGTATTATACTAGTTTTAGCAGTTGCACTGAAAGTAAATCCGGCAGTTTCTAATGTGTTCCCAGAATCCCCTGTTCCACCACCCAAGAACATTTTACCAGTTACCGTTAAATCCGCTACAGCATTAAATAGTACTGCTTTATGATTTGGTATAGTACCTAGTGTTAACCCTGATGTAGTACCTGTTAAATATAATTGTCCTTTTTTGTATAGTTGGCTCATACACTATATATAAGTCAAGTTAAGTCAACCAATTCACATTTATCCCCAGAGCAGGCAAATGTCTGAGCTCCAACTGTACAGTCCTCTTTTTCATATACCATTAACTCTTTAATCCACTCTACAGAGGTCGGTAGCGTCGATGCCAACGCACTACACTCCTCTACAGAACACTCTTGGTAAGGAGCTTGGCGATAGGAGTGATCTGAGTGTGGCAAGAACGAAATACCACTTATTTCATCGAAATGCTTATATACCCAAGCACCTACTTCCATCCATTCGGACTCTTTTACCGTAACGGTAATGGATGGTTTGTGTTCGCACCAAAATCGTTGATAAGTCAACCAAATAGTAAGATGCTCGATTGCAGTAAGGTCATTTCTGGTGAAAGAATTAGGCGACACTATAGGAAATGAGAAAACCATAGTAGAATCTGGTTTATTCACACAGGGTTCATATGGGAACTTCATATCCATCATCATTTGACATAATGGGTCTTTTCTGTCTGCTCTTACTGTTCTGATATAGTATGCACTATGCCTAGGATGAATACCAGATGCACAATCAGCCAACTGTGAGGCTGTGCCTGAAGGTTTTATACAAGTTATAGCTGCAGACTGATTAATACCAAGTTTCTTCGCCCACTCTTTGTTTACATCAATAGTAGTTTGTTTGAATTCGGTTAAAGTATTCTCTAGTTCTTTGTTATTAGTTCGCATAAATTCATTATCAAAAATCCCAGTCAAAGAAACCCCCAATAGTGCTTCTTCTTGACAGTTCTTTTTAAATTCAGATGAAAGATAAGGAAAATGCAAAAGTGATGCCTGCCATGTCCCGAGAATAGTAGCAAGTCTGATTTTTCTTTTTAGCGATTCAGGAGTATCTGTATCACGAACAACAACTTCTGTTAGATTGCAAAACTCTCTGTCTCGTAGAATAATTTCTGAATTATGGACTAAAATCCCATTAGCGAAAAAATTCTGATTGACTGTTTGAATATCGTATGTGTCTCTTCTATCGTCAACTTTGACGATTTCTATTCCATAAAGCACATACAAACACGATTGTTCCGTTATTAGTAAGATGTTATCTGTTTTTAATAAGTCTTTCGCCTCAATATATCCCCTAGTTTCTGTCCAAACTCTATGATCGGGGGTCAAGTCAATCGTTATAACTTCCGATGTTTCTGTTACAAATTGCAACTGTATTATTTCAGCATTTGGTCTTGTCATACCACCAGAAATAATCTCTTGATATTCTAGTTTTTCTGTTTCTAGATTATAAGTTAGAATAAGATAATCATTTATATTCTTGACAATATCAGATATTGATACTTTTCCCAAATTTGTCTGTATTAAAGTATTACCATCTAAACAACATGGGTTCGTGCCAAATTCATAATTAGCATCTCTTCGATCACCTAGTTTCGCAACTGTTTTCTTACACGCATCTCTGTTAAATATTCCTCGTTCTCCACATTTTGATTTATAAAGAGAAACCCATTCATCCATAAACACACCGATATCTGGTTTTTCTTTATATGCTACTGAATTGTTCGCAAGAGCTCTCTGTGGATTTTCTACCCACCATTGTCCTGTTTTAGCATCACGCAGTTTTTCATCTGTGAGATTTGAGAGGGATATTAGTGCACTTCTTCTAACTCCTCCTGTTACGACAATTTCACCAGTTTTACATACGATATCGTGGCACTCGATACTCGTAAGTTTCCTACCAGCCGCTCTTTTGAAGGTTGCAACGGTGAACTTGAACAAATCATCGAGGGGTTGTGGGCCAGATGCTCTACCACCGAAAGTTTTAAGTCTTGCTCCCGCAGGTCGTATCTTTTTAAGGTTCCATTTCGGTATTTGACCAGCAATAAGTAACGAGATGAGTTCTTTGAAAGCTCTAGCCCATCCAGCCTTATTGTCTTCCACCATAATCTCAGTTTCTGTATTAGAGAAGCTTTCAGTGATTGTAGGTAATTTTTCAACATATTGTCTCTCCACACTAAACCCCACGCCAGTACCGCACATGAGGGTGTATAATATTTCGTCAAACGCTCTAACTCTACCAACTGTAATATAACTACAATTATATCCAGCCACATTGTCCCTCTCCAAAGCTTCTCCAGCAGTCATTAACGCTCGCATAGAAGGTAGTATTTCTAAATTAAGAATTGCACTTTCTAATTCATTTCTCAATTGTTTCGAAAGAATAAAGTCGTGTTTGTCTTTTAGATGTTTCTCAAAGAAATCAAAATACCGTGCCACAGTCTCTTCCCAAGTTTCTCTACATTTTTCAGATTCTAACCAACGAGAGTATCGAGAAATATGAATAAATTGCTGATAAAGCGACGGTAGTATAATTTCTTTTTTCATAATATGGGATACGATATTTATATCAGAGTACTTCAGATTCGGTCAAACAGTACCAAGATTCGGGAAAAAGCTCTTCTATTATTTTCGAAACGGCCTGAGCATATTCTCTAATTTCCCATTGTGCGTGTGGATCTACTCTTTGTTTATAAAAACGAGCATATGCTGCTAATGATCCAGTCCACCACCACTCGGTATATGTCCCTTGTGGTAATATAAATCGCGCTTGTTCTGGTGCAATTCCACTGTTAACTAGTTCGTCATATATAGAAAGGCACTTTTGCGCAGCTCTATTATACTTCTCCTTGCATAATTCTTTTTCTGTACCTTCTTTCATAAATGTTTCACTTCCTTGTTTGGCACCTTGTGTTGGAGAAGTTCTCCAGTTTGGGGAATAAAACTCAGGGACTATAGTGACATACCTTCGTGAAATTTCATTTTCGACAAATCCTTGTTTGTGCTTGAAGCATTGTGTTCTGATGGAAATAGGGGCTTTAATTCTCAAAGTTATTTGTGGATGTGCAAATGGAGTCCAATGACCATGTTTTGCAAGATACTTTACTAGTTTATAATCTTTTTCGGAAAGGGTTGGTTGTGGTTCACTACCATTCGCCTGTAGTGTAACATCTAGAGTTGTTTCTTTGTTGAAACTTATTCGCGCGGCATTACAAACTGTCGCATCATTGCCCATGTGAGAGACATATTCTACGAATCCTAAGTCGAGTACTGGTATTCTTTTCATATTAATCCTTCTTTAATTCTTTTAGTGGATCAACGGTCGACGCATAATCTACTGCTCTTTTATACATTTCGGGATCTAGTTCTTTA